CCCAACCACTGAAATCGTATTTTGATTTCATTTTGATTTTTCCTCCTTATTCTTTTTCATTCTTTCAGTATTCTTTTTAATTCGATCTTGAGAGGATACATCAGGAGAGTTATCTTTATTAGTTTCAGATGTCGTTTTTAAATTTTTCTTAATAACACCTACTTTATTTTTGATCCTTTCCTGTGTAGCTTTATCAGATGGTCTTACATTTCCAGATGTTGAAGACTTTCCAGAGGCCTTACTTGTTTCTGGATCAAGAAGCATCCTTTCAAGTTCAGCCTTTAATGTATTAGACAATTCTTCCTGCTTTGCCTTATTATTCTCTCTTATAGATTTAATTTTATCAGAATACTCTTGTTTCGCTTTGGCCTTTGCTTCGCTATTTTGTTTTTTTAAATTAGCTATCTTCTTTTTATACATAGGGCCTTTTCTTTTTAATTCTTCTTTTGACATAGATAATAGCTCATTTTGAAGTTGATCCATTTCTCTTATATGAGCTGATTTATTTACTTCTAAAGCATTATCTCTATCGCTTTTTGCTTGTTCTCTATCTGCTTGTGCCTTTTCGGATGCTGCTTTTTTAGCATTCTTAATTTGGTCACTAACATATAGTTTAGCTTCTTTACCGGTGTCTGTTAATGTTCTTCCAGCCGTTTTTCCCTTTAATTTTTTGTGTTCCTCATAATATTCGTGTGCCTTTTGAGGATCATAATATGGAGATGCATAATGTTTTAACTCATATTGTGAAATATAAATTTTACCCATTTAGCATTTTCTCCATTTCTTCTAATTTCTTATCGGCATCCTGTAATTCTTTAATTTGCTGTTCATATGCAGCCCTCAATTGATCAGGATCTGTAATATTAGAAGTATCTACTCCAGCTTCCTCTTCTCCAATAGACATGTCTCCAGTTTGTTCCTCTGCCATGGCTTCTGCCGACTGATTTAGATTCTTATTTCTTAATTCGTCTGCTGCAGGATCATTTGAAGGTTTTAAACCGATTAACTGTCTAACTTCATTAGAAGACATTATTTCGTTTCTAGTAAACTTATCAGCTATTTCTGCTGCTTGAGAAGTTGGTAATATCTTAAAGGGATCAAAGAAGAATTTAACACATTGTCCTTGAGTTCTAGCAGTCTTTGTTAAGAATTTACGAGTAAATTCATTGCATATAGCTGCTATAACTGGTTCCAAAACATTATTTTGATAGTTCAATAACGTTTGGTCATTAGCTGTACCAAGCAATATGGTCTCATCAATGCCCAACTGTGAGTACATAAGTTTTGTAAGATACTCGACCTGTGCCATCAGATTATTTTCCAATGATCGGTTAAGCTGAGTAACCTTTTCTGTACCATCAGTATAGGCAATACCATACTTACTATTAGCAAGCTGTGTTTCGATTTCTTTTCTACGCATTTCAGCCTGCATTTTTCTGGCTTCAGTCTTTATTACATAAGGAAGCTGAATTATCAAATCCAACTTTCCAGCTCCTGTCTGTTCGTCAATAACGTCTAGCAAATTGAGTTTATGGACGAGTCTCTGGACAACAGAATTTCGTTCGTTCATTACTGTATAAAACGGATTCTCAATAATTGCCACAGATTTTTTAGGCATTATTATGTCTTCTTTCTGTCCAGTTTCCTCATTGTAGACGTTTATCTTAACCTCTGATTGGCGCCATTCTATTATTCGTCCAACCCTAAGGTTCTTAATATCGAACGTATTGCTAACCCTTGGATTGAGTGTTGTTTCTATCGGAACTACGGCTACACAACCTTCATCAAATAATGAAAGTACTAAATCCTGTATAAAGGCTCGACCAGTCTGATCAAGATTTGCTGATACAGTTAAGCATTCATTGAAAAATGAATCAATATCTGATAAATATCTATCTTCATCATCAAGTTTAACATGCTTAATGTCCATTGCTGAAACATCTATAGAAATCCTATTATACAAAGCGGTTACTATAGATTTCTCATTTCCTCTTGTCATTAGCGTTCGGTCAGGTCTTACTGAATATGTTGCTTCACCGTATTTACCAATACCATAGCTAGGATCTTTGTTCCTAAATGCATTCCATGCGTGCATTATACGATCTGTAAATGACATATTAATTAACCTCACCTTGACTGTCTCCAAATTTCATGGACTGTGGTTACAACTTGCTGTTCATATGGACTAAGTTTACTGTATCCTACTGCCACTTCTCCACTATCTGTATAATCAATATTGGCTTTTTTTATCGCTGACATATAACTCTTTTTCAAAGATTTAATCATATAGTCAGCCTTACTAGAACTATATCCGCCTCTTTCCATTAATTGTTTTTTCATATATTCTTCCGATTTTTTAAAATTATCTTCAGATTGTTTAACGGCTTCTTGTCTAGCATCTTTCACTGTTTTATTATCATTTTTTACAGATTCGGATTTACTTTCTGCTTTAGGAGTAGAAGATTCTATTTTAGGATTATCTTTAGGTTTTTCTATTTTATTATCTTTTTCATCTTTATCAGAATCTTTCTTATCATCTTTGATAGCATCTTTATAAATCTGTTCGTCAGTTTTACTAGTTTTCATAAGATGCGCTGCTATTGTACTTATTCCTTTACGTGCAAGCCATGTAGTGCCGGCTGCGATAGCTGCGGCAGGTATTGAACCTGTAGACATTCCAGCAATACCAGCAGCAACAGTACCAACGCCTCTATATACTTTACCTATTATTCTACTAGTTTTAACATCAGCAAGACCTTTATAAGCTCTTTCTTTTGTCATGGATTCTACACCATAACGTTCTTGACCTTTTTTAGTAAGACTGCCATCTTCATTTTTGTATTTTCTTACTTTTTTATAATATCTTCCTTCAGCACCAGGTTTATATGAGCCGTCTTCATTCTGGTATCTGCGGACACCCCATTTCTGACCTTCAACACCATGGTGATAAAGCTGTGTCGAATAATATACCATACTTATCTCCTTTTTATTTAGAAACTTTTTTTGTTGCAAATTGTTTTCCAAGACCAGCTAAATATGCTAAAGCAACCGTTGATACTGCAGAAGCTGTAAATTTACCAATAGCGGATACAAATTTTTTTCCAGCATTTTCTGTACTTTTATTAATATCTTTAGTACTTCTAATAGTATCCGATATAGACTTTGTAATTTCAGCTTTTCGCTTATACTCTTTAAGATACTTATTTTGTTCCTGATAAGACATGTTGTCCCAATTTTTTAAAATATCTTTTTCTTTTTGGTTCTTTTTACCAAAACCGAGTCGTTTCTTTCCAGCATCAGTAAGAGTTCCGTCTTCATTTTGATACCTACGGACTCCCCATTTCTGACCTTGGATTCCATGATGGGCTAAATATATTTCTTCGTTCATCGTATTGCCTCCACTCTTTCATAGTCACTAACAGTTTGTCCAGTTTTCTTATTAGACTTCTGAATAATATCAGAGTATCCTTCACTAAGTTTTCTATTAACAAAACTCTTTCCGGCTTTCGCTAAAGATCTTGCTCCAAAAATAGCAGCTGGTAAAAGTAGTATTTTATCCTTAGATTTACTTAGATACTGTGCTCCAATAAAGCCGGCAGCGAGTAATGCATTCCTTCTAGAAGAAACTCTATTTTTAGCAGCTTTACTTTCAGTTTTATACTGTTTCTCTAAAAGCCTTTGTTTACCTTCTGCCGTAAGAGTTCCGTCTCTATTCTGATATTTTCTTACTCCCCATTTCTGACCTATTATGCCATGATGGGCAAGATATGTGTTATTCATCATTCGAATCCATCCTTATTGTCTTTGTATGCAATATAGGCATCCATCATAGCTGCTACATTGTCGATTTTATGCTCATAACGTTTCTTGAGCAATTTGCGGTTTCCATTTGTATCTTCAATAGTTATACAGTTTCCCATTGTGTAGCTCATAAGTTGCTCATCAAACAGAAGCATTCTTTCTTCAGCAAGTTTCTTAAGCTCGCCAAGAGGAACAGTTTCAGTCTTAGCACCCTGTATAACTTTTCGTATACCAAATGGTCCATATTCCATTTCCCATCTTTCAACAAATGTTTTAGCGTTATAAGGGTCAAAGCCCATGCATCTTACATCGTAATCATGTTTAGTTATGTAAGCATCAATGTCGTCATAAACGTCTGTCATATCTAAGACAGTTCCTTCCATGACGATCAGACTGCCCTCCATAATAAACTCTTCATACTTTTCACGCATTGCTCGTGGCAATCTGTCAAGCGTGAGTGAAGTGATGTAAGATTTTGTCTTAACCCCAAACGACCCATTGTTGAGAGGAAATATAAAGGTGAATGCACAGAAGTCATCACCTTGTGATAAGTCGACCCCAAGAGAACACGGCATACCCCAGTATTCTCTAGGAGAATGAGGGATTGTATCTTCGTAAGTGAAGAAGTATGTGTATCCCTCCATAGGAAGACCAAATCTTTTTGCTAAAATATCATTTCGTGTACTTGGAGCTTTTTCAGCTCTTTCAACATCCAATTGGTATGTTTCATAGCTTACTGTTTTACCAAGATTCGGATTAGCTTTGATCCACATTGCTGGATTGTTTACTTCGTCTACAGAATCTAGCTTATAGTAAAATATCGATACATGAGGATTAATGTATTCACCTTTTAGTATGGATTCCAATTCCATTTTGATTGAATCGCCTACACCATTTCTTACGGTACCTTCTGAACTTACGGCGACTATTAAATAATCTTCATTCTTGGAAGCACCCTGCTCCAAGCAACCTATAACATCCTCATTTACATCTCCGGATAGCCATTCGTCGACTGTGGCTATTTTGCATCTTGAGCCCTGTAATTTGTCTATACTCATCGGGCGTACTTCAATAATTGAATTTGTAAGGAAATTCTGTATTCCTTTCTTAGTTGAAGCCAGTTTCTGTCTATCTGATTTGTTGCCAGTTGTATTTTGAAGTGATCCGTCTGTAAGAAACTTGAATAGGTCTCCTCTTGCTCTGGCGATTGCTGTCCTAATAGGAGACATAACTTCTTCAGCCTGTCTCATTGTAGGTGCGGTAGTGATTTGGTCTGTTGTTGAGGTGTCTACAGTCAAGAAGTAAGACTGAAGGCATGACTCATAGATTGATTTGGCGGCCCCTCGGGCGACTATAAGATACTGCTTAGTTACTAAACGTTTCTTAATTCGCTTTCGTTCATAGTGACCGCCATATTCATCAGGAACGAACTCACTTCTTTCGACAAAGTACCACCAACCGAATAATTGCTCGGCCCATAGTTTAAATGTCTCAAGTAATTCGAGATCGGATCCATCTGTTAATGTTAATTCATTGTTACAAAATTCTATGAAACCGTTTATAGCCTGGTCATCATAGTAAATTCCAGGGTTATCGATCAATGCATCTATGCGGTTCATTTCCATAGCGATTTCTCGATTGATTGGAATTTCGCCGCGTAATACGGCTTCCTTAAACCGACCGTAGTATATCGGTGTGGCCGTATTTGATAACATTTAATCAGCTCCTTTTAAACATTAGGATAATTCTCATTGTCCTTTATTACATAGAATCTATACTCGTACTCCTTAATCTGGTTGTTGTAAGCCTCTGCTATTGTTCCAGATGTTGGCGGATCGAATATCATTCGAGTTTTGAGATAGACGTAAGTCTTAACAGCTTCAATATTAGTCTGGCCATCAAGAAAATCATCCCAGGTTTCAGTGTCACCTGTAATATATAATTCTTTGCCAGCTCCGACTTGATGGGCAGTCATTAATGCAGTATTAATGGCCATAATCACATCCATGTCGAAGTCATGGTAATCTGGATCAAGGCCTAATAGTTTCTTGATCGTTATTAATATACTGTCCATTTTGATTCTCCTTTATTTTTTCTTGTTTTCTTCTTTAACCTGCTTGTATTCTTTTCCACCTATATTAGATTTACTAAATCTTGTATCCCACTGGGCTCTATTTGATTTCTTTATGGCATGATAGTTATTAAATTTCTTATATTCATAAGCAATCATACCAATTCCAGAAGCAAGAATACCCGCGTCTCTAAGTCTTACGGCATATTTATGACCAGTTTCTGTGAGTTTTCCTTTATCACATAATTTTTGTATTCCCATATCTCCTAGAGTTTTAGCTAATGACATAGCTGCTGGAACACCAACATATGAAGCTAGTAAACCTTTCGTCGCTTCGCCACTTGAAGTTTTTCCTTCCTCAACTAACTTATTGCCCTTATCTATAATTTTTGCGGTTCTTTGAACTCTTTTTGCAGCTCTTAGATCTTTCTTCAAACCTTTTATTGTACTCTTATCAGCTCCACTTTCTCTTGCCTGATCGAGATTCATCCTGGCTTTTCCAAGACGTATTTTAGCTATG